AATTCATTCGATACAGCCCAACTCATCAAGCGAAACACAAAATGGTTTTACTTTGGTGGTCTTGGCGTTCCCGTTCCTATCATCTTCCTCGCAGATTATACATTTGCATTGAACAAACATTATGCAAACATTCTCAACAATTTTGCTAAGAAAGAAGAAGATATGGAAGTGGTCATTACCAGCGTTGGACAATCAGAAGGCACCAAAGCCCACTGGTCAGAATTCCAGCAAAACGAATATTTCCGAGGCGAAGTTGAAACAGATCTTATTCTCGTAACAGCTCCATTCCGGAAATTCTCCCGTATGCCAAACATTTCTGCCCACATTGCTCACCGCCGAGACCTTCACCAACTTCCTGGCAAGAACGCCATTCTTGTCGTACCAAACGGCATTGCCTCCAACTGGTCATGGCATGAGAAATTTGGAAACATCCAAGAGATTGAAACCAAAGAATATTACGACTTTGGAAACGTACTCCTCAAGGGTGAATCCATTGTTCTAACAATGAACTCAGCACCAGGCGATTGCGGTGGAGCCCACATTCTTGACTCTACCTCACAAAACCATCGCTTCATTGGCATTCACTTTGCTGGTGATGGTGGCATTGCATACAGTGTACCACTCACCATCGAAGATATCAATGAGACCCTTGGACGCGACATCCGCAATAGCAATTACAAAGAAAGTGTTCACGCTCTCGTTGATCCCCAGGCTATTCCCAGTGTTGCCGGCAATGTCACTCTGCTAGGCAAACTGAACGACGCACCCCAGTGCCCAACGAAAACCAAGATTGAAGCCTCCAAAATCTTTAACAAGATCACAGAGACCAAAGTCGCACCTGCAAAGATGAGTCGATCTCTTGCCATAACTCAACCACTTGGCAAAGGCATCCAGAAACAATTCGGACCAACTGAAGCTTTGGATGGCAAAATATTGCAAATCGCAACTCAAGATTATGCCAAAACGCTGGCAGCATTCCCAGTCCGCAAGGAGGAGATCAAGGTCCTTGATTTCGAGACTGCTGCTAAAGGCGAAGATGACAACGACTACATCAAAGGCATTAACCGATCACGATCAGCAGGATACCCATGGATTAACCAAGCCGGCAACGGTAAACGTTACTGGTTCGGTGAAAACACATGGACACTCGACTCTGCCGCCGCACTTGAACTTAAGGCTCACACTGAAGAACAAATTGCAATCATGTCACGAGGAGAACAAGTTCCTTATCTCTTTGTTGATACATTGAAAGATGAAACCCGTTCGCTTGAAAAAGTTGCTGCTGGCAAGACAAGAGTTTTTGCTGCCGCACCAATGGATTTCATCATTGTGTTTCGCCAATACTTCTTGTGCTTCATTGCGCATATGATGAAACACCGCATCCGAAATGAAAGCGCTGTTGGCATCCGAGCTCAATCTTATGAATGGAGCATGCTTGCCAAGAAACTCCAAACTAAAGGCAACGATATGATTGCTGGCGATTTCTCCAATTATGACGGTTCACTCAACGCTGAAATTCTCTGGAACGTCCTCGACATCATTGAATCATGGTATTCACTCTCTGAAGATTATAAACCT